CCAATGCCTACTGCTTCTTTAATTTTTCTTTCTACTGGTCCATATTCACCTTTTTCAAGTAAATCTGCACTCTCAAGTATTGCTGACTCAAGTGCTTTATGTTTACAAAAAGTTTCAAACTCGTCAATAAACCATTTTTGATGCCTGTCATCTACATCTTTTAATTCCTGTAGTTCAAGTCCTGTTGTTGCTAGTATTTGATCTCGAGTAGGTAACGCACTATAGTTCATAGCATGTTCTTGTATAAACTCTACACCTTTTCTTAGTTCTCTATCAAAGTATAATGGATCAATAATTCCATTAACCCTAGAAAACAAGTCCTTGTCTTGTGCTAAAAATTCTACAAACAATCTTTGTAAGTCTATGTTATATTCTTTTACTTGTTCATTCATTTAAATTTCCTATCCTAGGTTTTATTAGTTCTTTCCATATTCGTTTATGACCTGCTTCATTGGGATGACCACATTCGCATAACTCATCATCCTGTAAATCAAGTAGCATATCAGCATTGTAAATCCAGTCATTGCCAAACAACAACCATTTACCTAATAGTTCTTCACCAAATTTCCTATGTAAGTTAAACTTAGTGTCATTATGAAAACTTAGTGCATGACTGTAAATCCAAAATTTTACTACTGGGCATCTTTCTTCAATCTTAGAAATAATAGCCCTATTACATCCATATGTATCTATTGCTTGATTAACACTCTCTACATAATTAATTGCCCAAGGTAATACACTTTTTTCTTTAAAGTCGTCATTAATACTTTCGCTTGTTGCACTTTTATTATAAAACGGCATATGTTTTCGATCAATATAGTCATCGTCTCTATCTTGATACATATAATAAAAATCCTCCCATGACGACACTTCTGGATTGCTCTCATCATGTATACGTTGCCAGGGTATATTAATTGTGTCTTCTATACTGCGTCCTTCAATTATACATAAGTCCCATGTTTCATGTGGATTATCTGCCATATATGCAATTACAGTCATTAACTGATCTTGTGGTGTTGTTCCGCTTCTTGCAATAAGTGTTACATTATATGATAAATCTGTTGTAAAGTAATCATGCCATCTTCCTTTATTAATTCTTTCAATATAATTGGGGTTTTCTTGTCTAGTGCATGATGCGGCACTATGACTAGTTCCTACAATTAATACTTTTTTCATTTGCAATACTTTCTCATCATTAATTCAATTTTTGTTTTGTTACTTTCAACACTATTAAGTATACTACTTATTGTATACAATCTTCCGTGTTTTGTCAAGCTATCTGAGGCATCTTTGCAATCTTTCCATTCAGGAAATGCTACACTCCAACCATGCTTAATAGCTGCCTTGCACATTAATTTACCTGCCTCATCTGCATCTGGTAATATTACAATTTGCTTTTGTAAACTGTGCAATATATCTGCTTGTTCGTCATTTATGTTATTACTACCTATTGCACAACCATCTGTAACAATAGCATCTAGTTGTCCTTCAGTTACAATAACAATTTCTTTATCTGCTGTTTGCCTATCTAAACCATATACAAAATCTTTTTTAGGTTGCTGATTATAATACTTTGGCATTCCTTCAGGAATATTATTGCCTGCCCATCTTGCAGTATAACCTACTACTTTGCCTTTGTATGTAAATGGCAATATAAATCTTTTACTGACTCTACCGTGTTGTTTGCTTGGGCTCCACATAAACCTATCATCTGTAATATCAAATCCACGATCAGTTAAGTACATTACTGCATTTGTCCAATCTTCATTTGGTTCTGTAAATTCCATAAAAGGTTTAGCATCTTCTGGTAGTTCTTTTAAGTCCCAATCAATAACTAGGTTTTTACGCTTTTCAGTTTTTATTAATAGTGTTGCTACATCTTGTTCTCGCAATAGCTCAAGTTGTATGCGTTGTATATCTGCCTCATCTGCACCTAATGTTGTTAACAGTTGTTTTAGTCTTACTGTTATCTTGCCTTGTGGACTCCAACCTGTTTTAAAGTTGCAATTAAAACAATTGTATTGAAATGAATCTTCATTAAAGTGAAAGCCGCCGCGGCCTTTAGTGTCTGGCCTTGCTTGCCCATTTCGTGTACACATAGGACAGTTGCCACTAGTCCAACCACTTGGACTAGATCGCCAGTTACTAGGAACCAGAGTTCTAACGTATTCATTCATCAAAGTCATGTGTATATATTACACTCTAACTACGACTTTGTCAAGTGTTCCTGCCGGTTGAGTGTGTTTTGTTCTAATGTATTGTACATTTGTACGGAATGTCCATGGATCAATTGAGTTATGTCCATTATATGGATAGAATGTTTGTGTGTACGACCCTAGTGTGATATCAAACCAATCTGATTCTGTAGGATTTTCACTTAATGCACCCTGTACTGTAAAGTTTCCAGTATAGCCTGTTCCGTATACTGCTATTGTAATTAGTCCATTTGGTTTGTTGTAATAACCAGTGGCCTTTATTGCACTACTAAAATAGTATGTGTCTGCGCCAATTACTTTTGAAGTAAATGAATCAGCAATTTGTGTGTTTAGGGGTAATGCATCGCCTTCTTCTGAACATTCTACTGTAAAGTTAGGACGCATATTTAAGTCACAAAATAGAGGTAATACTAATCCTTTGTCGTTTGTGTAACTAAACACAAGATCGTACAAGCCTTGCGAGAATAACGCACTCTCACCTACTGTTAATATAACTTTAATACCACCTGCTTCGTAATCACTTATTATAGCTTTTTTACTTACAACTGTTGATCTATCTGTCCTGTCAATAAAAGATGCATTAACTGTAACGCCTTGTAGCATTATTGGTTTTCTATCTTGGTTCTTTACAAAGAAAAAGAACTGTGAATCAAATCCACGAAATAGTTTTAAAAACCTGTAGTTTAATGGACTGTTTACTGATGTACCTTTAGAACTAGCGTATTTGCCTAGTCCTGGTGCTGATCCATGATCTTCTAATGTGTAGAGATCCCCTACTTGATTGATATTATATGCTGATCCGTAATTTGACATGTGTTAGACTCCTGTAAAGTATTTATCAAAATCTTCCAAATTTTTTCTGCATAAATAAAAGTAATGCAAACAAAACATCAGAAGCTTTTAGACGAATATCCGTTCTTAACCGTTATAGAATATGCAGGCAAAGAGTATCTTGGCATAGTCCAAAACATAGATAGTCATGTTGCCAGTGTGTATATCTACGAACGCCTATCTAATACTAAAGAACGAGTTAAATTTTTAGAGTTAGGTGAAGAATGGTGGTGGGAAACAAATAGAAAACTACCTATAAACATTGCATTAATTAATAGATGGAACTTTGCTCATTGTGTAATGAGTTTTAATGTCAAACAATTGGATATAGTAGCAGGGCCTGAAGTTAGATTAAGTAATAGTATCACTAAACGTATAAAACGTAGAAGTATTAATCTTGTAAAGAAAAACCAGTAGCTAACATATTTAATTGTAATACAATAGCCATTGCATATGCGTGAGCATGTGCTTTTTTAAAGAAGTAATCATCGTTAGTTGGTTTTACCCATACATCTTTATTAATAGTATCCCAATCCTTACCTATCAAATGTCTTTTAGCAGGGCGTATTACTGCTAACACGGCTGCAAGTTGAGATACACTTGCTGGTTTCATTTGGCTTACAATATTATGATGTTTGTGAATGTGAAAACATTGTTCAACTACTTCTTTGTGTTCTAACAATTCCCACATAGGTTCTTTGTCAAGTAATTCTACTAATTGCTTTTTAGTTTTAATATTTTTATACAAACTAACATTCAGAACATCGATTTTAAAGTAGCCCATTTTTTCTGCTTCTTTATGATCTATTGTACTAAGTCCACTAAATGGATTACTTGGAATATCGTGAAAGTATACACCCGTATTATGCTTTACTTGTTTATTATTATCTCTGGCAATCATTGCTGGTATGCCTTTAATTATTTTTAACAACTGATCTCTGTCAGCAATGTCAATGTCGATATCTGTATTTACTATCATATTCCTGCTTGCTCCAATATTCCTTCTACCCACCTAGTATCTTGTGGGTTAACGCTCATAGTACGTTGCCAGTAATCTATTTCTAAATAGTCTGTTATCATTTTTAATTGTTCACCGTTGAACCTGTCAATAAGTCCTTGTGCTTCTGTGCTGTTAAATAATACCCACGGTGATATCTTTCCACTACAAATATGAAACACTGCTAAACTTGGTGCAATGTCATTAAAGTATCTATTGTATGTTGTATTGTTTTCTTCAGCCCAAGTTTGTAAAAATAATATTGTGCGTTCTACACCTCTGTCAACTGATTCAGTTTTTAAACGCTCTTTCATCCATCTTGTAAATTGCCTATCCTTGCCCCATATATCAAGTCGCACACTGTTCTTTATTAACCAAGTGGTATAACCCGGTACATCATCGATCCCAATGTCGCGACAGTAATAACCAAACTTGCAAAAACTAATATAATATTGGCTTTTTGCAAAATCTTCGTAAGTTTTATCATTTTTTGAATTTGTCCCTATCTTATAAAATAATTGATATGCTCTAAATCCAAGTTGCACATGCTTCTCGTCTTTTTGCATAAACCTTCTTTTTTGTTCGCACAGATGTACTGCTAATGTGTTTTCTTTCTTAAAAGATTTACCACAGTATTGACATTTGAACATACTATTTTTTCAACAACTCTTTGATTTGTTTTTTATCCATACCGTGTTCTTCAAACAACTCAACAAAATCTTCTTTTGTTTTAGTACTAATAAAAATTTCTACTTCGTCATCATTTAAATGACTGTAATTTTCTACAACCCACTTTTGTACTTTACTTTTCTTCATTGCCTTGCCGGGTGCTATCCAAGGATGAAATGTGCTTTTACCCAATCCTACTAATTGCATCAGTTGATACTGCAATTGTGGATGCTTGCGTAATTTATTAAAGTGTACATTAACTACTTCGTTGGTCCATTCTAAGTAATGCTCGCTGAACATCTTATCACCGCAACTACTAGTATAACGCATCAGCAACCATATGCCTACTTTTTTCTTTTCTTCTTCTGTTAAACTATCATACCAGCCTCTATCTTTAGTATCAATAGATCTCATTTCTTCTTTGATGTTTAATTTATTTGACAATGATTACTTCTCCTTCAGTTTCTATCCAAACCTTTGCGCCACATGATAATGGCTTGTCTGGGCTATATACTACTTTTGAATCACCCTTAATAACAACTTCGTGTGCGTAGTTATTATTTTTAGATGTTTTACATGTTAGTACAGGTTCTCTTTCGCCTGTCTTAGCATTACGTTTAACAACGTGTTGATTAACATGTATTCTAGTCTTCATTGTACTACCAAAGTTCGCTAATGTCAAGTACTTCTGGTAACTTGTTTGCTTCTTTTACAAATAATACACAGGGTGAATTTGGTTCATCACTTAATGGAACATTTAACAAATGTCCAAACTTTAGTTTAGGTGCATACCATTTTACATCTGTATAGATATTAGTAATATTTACATCTAAATACTTTGGAGTAAAACCAGTTAATGGATTAAATGCAAATACACTAAACCCTCTGTCATTTAAACTCATTAAACTTAATACTTCTGGATTACCGCATTCTGGGTCACAAATTACAATGCTCCAATCTAATGGCATAGTAATAGAATATTCACCTATTTGAATAACTGCCGCTGGTGCATAAAAACTTTCTAAGAACACTAGTGGAATAAAGTAATAATCAATGTGTCCTGGATTACTATAATCTAAAATGCTGTATCTTAAATCGTCTATTGTTTCTGGTATGTCATCTAGTTCATACGTTTCATTCTCAACTGTTAATATTTTCATACTTATTCCTTATTGCCAATCTACTTTATCAATCGTAAATGGATAGTTTGCTTCTTTATAAAACTTCTTACGCTCTGTTAAGTGTTTTTTACTGAATTTTGCTGAACTGGTAATATCCCATATTTGAACATTATCCTTATCTTCAGCTTTACGTATTCCACGACCAATACTTTGAATAACTCTAACAAAACTTTTACCCGGTTCTATTAGTACCAAATTAAAGATGCGTGGTATATTGATTCCTACTGCCGCAACACCATATGTTGCTACTACAATTTGATTAGTTCCTTCATTGATATCATCATAATGATCTTTACGATCTGTTGACTTCATTGCGCCACTAACAAAGTTTGCTTGTGGAAGATTATCACAAATCAATCCGCCTGCTTTGATTCTATCTACTAATACAAGTGTATTTCCTGATTGAGAAACCTTTTCAATTAATCCACTCACATATTCCATTCGAGCTTTATCTGTAGTAAGATATGTTAGCTCGCTTTGGTAATTATTATATTCTACAAATTCTTTCATTTGTACAACATTAACATGACATTGACTAAGTACATCCATGTCTTGTAGTTCACTTGCACTAAGTCTGTTAGTTACTTCGCCTAAACACGCTTGTAAACTAACCTTCTCATGATCCGCTTTAGGAATAGTTCCTGTTAGACCCCAACGCAATGGAATGTGTGCAAATTCTTTTGTTAATAAATCTTTTAACACATCTGCTTTAGCTTGGTGTACTTCGTCTACAATAACACAAGTTACATTTTCAGTAAATTCGTGTAAACTAAGTTCATCAAGTCCATCACGGAAACGCTTTCTAATACTATTCAAACTTTGCCATGTACATATAGTATGGGTATGTCCTATTTGTTTTTTGTCGCCGAAGTAAACTCCAACGTCTAGTCCTAAGTTAGCATAATCATCAGCAGTTTGTCTTACCAAATCTTTGTTTGGTACAATAACTATTGATCTTCCATACTGTTCTACACGTTCACTAAGTGCTGCAGTAATTAATGTTTTACCTGCACCAGTGGCAATTTCTTGTAAACAATGTGGTGTACTTAAAAACTTGTTTACAATAGTAATTTGATAGTCACGAAGTGTAATAGGTTGTCCTGCCATCTGATGTTTTTCTGGCCACAGTCTATTTTGAAATGTTGTTTCATCTACGGTTGGAAAATCAAAAGTGTGTACTTTTCTAAGATCATCAATGTCAATATGATATCCTTGATCCATTATAATAGGTAATACTTTGTCTAGTAGGTTAATGTATGTAACACCGCCTACTGTAAAGTAACTTTGACATCCATCCCATCTGCCTAACTTGTATGCTGGCACATGAAAAGCATATGGTAAAAAGAACTTTAATTCTTTTTCACATTTTCTACGAGTGTTTACATCAAGTCCTTCGACTTTACAGTTAACTTCATCTTTAAGAATAATTTTACATTTCATACTAGTATAATACACTATTGTATAGGATAAGTCAAGCTCGAACGCTTGATTATGTTAGATATTTTAAAAGTAAATAAAGACAGAACAGTGTAAATGATATTGATACTGTTAATGATATCCAAAAACCATTTTGTAATACCATGTATGCAAAGATAGGAAAGAAAACTAAACTTACAACTACAAAGTAAACTGTTTCCTTTGCCAGTTGAGCAAACACTTCTGGTTGTACTCCACTAAGATGCATAAAGATAACACTTATTACACTGCCCAATGGTATTCCTAATATTAATGCACCCATGGTTGGGTTACCTTTTTCGGCTGCAGTTACTACACCTGCTATAACTAGCCCACCTATGATTGCTTTGATTAAGAATTCCATATGTTTATTTATGTCATAAAAAAAGCCCCGAAGGGCTTTTCTAAATTTTATTTTATGCTCTACGCATACATGTAACTTCTGCAGTACGTTTCCACTTTTCTTCACCAAAACTCTTTTTAAGATCTGCAAGTTTGGTAACCATACGCAAACTAATTTCACGCATCTTTTCTTTGTTATCAAACATGAAGTTCATTAAGTCTTCTTGTTCATCTTGTGTAAACTGATATTCATTAAGCATACCATCTGCAACAATCTGCTTACAACGTAATACTTTTTCACGCATTGTATCCATTGTAAGATCTAAGTAGTGACATCTTGACATAATAGCCGCTAAGTGATCTTTAATCTTACCACGTACATTATCAAATTTAAGGTTAGTAATAAAGATAACACTACCTTGGAATTCGAAAGTATCTGGAATTCCTTCACGTCTTAGCAATGCACTATCTGTATTCCAACTTAGTTTACGTTTCTTACAAGAATCAAGTGCCGCTTTAAGCAAGTTAAGACTTGTCTCGTCATACAATACTGTATCACAATCATCTAATACAAGAACACTATTTTTGTCTGCGTTATTGTAAAGTACTTTGTACAAACCAATTGCACTTGAGGCACCTTTGATAACTTCAAAACGCAATTTGTTACCTGCTAGTGTATCAAACAAACTATTTTTTTCTAGTACTTGTTCAACACCATATGATTTACCAACTCCTGGAGGGCCTGTTACAACCATGCCACGCACAACACCATCAATTGACGCTTGCGTCATATCATCTAGTATACTAAAACGTTCACGCATACGCTCGATAATTTGATTATCAGTTTCATTTGGATTGTCCTTCACATTATTAGGAAGAACTTCTACAATTGTCTCGCCTTTACGATTCTTGCGAGCCTTCTTTAGTTGCATTTGTGCCATTTATTAAACTCCTGTTTTTTATTAACTATACTTACAGTATACAGTAAGACATCTTACTTGTCAACCTTTTATTTGATCTTTTATTCATAGATTTGGGCCCAATACAATAGAGGGCCCAATAATCTAGTTTAGTAAGTATTATACTAATACTCTTTTTTTAGAAATAGTGTATTCGTTAGTTTGTCTACCAACAACACCTGTTTCAACTGTAGTTGCTTTTACATTAAAACCTTCGTCTCTTAATTCAGAAAGTCTTGCACCCGGAGATGCTATGTCTAACTTGTGTCTCAAGTCGTCCATAGTAAAAGATTTACCTGTACCCCAGAATTTAGCTAGGATTCTTTGATTTTGAGTACCTTCTTTGAAAAATTTAGTACCCACTGCTTTTGTTTTTTTAGTTTTTGGCATTTTAACTCCTTTTTTATTAATTATAATAACTTAATGTTATTGTTAAGTATAATATATATTAGGAAGTGGATTCTGTCAACCTTTTAAATAAAACCCTATAATTGTAGGATTTTTACCCTATTTACAATGGTTTCTTTTGCATTTGAGTACTTTGATAACTCATGTTTGTTAACTGTACCACGAATTTTAATAGTTTTATCCGAAATAATATCACTAATATCCGGTTGATCTCGCCACCAAAACTTAATAATATCCTTTTCAGCGTAAATTGTAGTAATCATATAAACATCACTAGTTTGAATGAATTTAACATCTAGTACTTTTACATTAATATCGTATCTTTTACCACGATTGCCAAAATACATACTACTATGCTTTAGTGCAGACATCTTGTCGTCAACTGCTTCACGCTTTTTATCAATTACTACACTATGTGGTAAACTAGCAATAATACTTACTGCAAATTTATTAACTTCTGGGTCAGATAATGCTTTAGCAACGTTTTGCTCAAAATTATTGAGGTTGTTAGTCATCTTTTTGATCATTAACTTACCATTAATACTATCAATAAGATTATTAGCATTTGTAATTTCTTCTTCAGAGAATGACATTTCTGGATCTTCTAGAATATCAACAATACAAGTTTTGTTATCTCGTATTTCAATGGGATTTCCAGATTCTGTGTCTGTATCTGTGTAACCTTGTCCACTACGAACAAATCCTTGATCGTTATAAACTAAGACTGCTGCACACATTACATCAATAACTGTAATAGTTGGCCATGGTGTTTTTTTCATTTGAGACTCCAGTGGTAAAGTTGAATAATTAAACATTTCCTATTTATAACTATAGTATACAGCAAGATGTCTTACTTGTCAACCTTTTTATAGTGAAATATCTTCTAAACCTGCTGCACGTAATTTAACAACATTATTAATTTGGAATTGTTTGGCTTCTAATGCCTTAATAATGCCTATGTATTTGTTTCTTACCAAACTAAAATCGTTGATAAGATATTGTAAATTTACTACATCTTGCTCGCCGTCAACAAACTTGTCTGCATCACGCGAGCTAAGTGCTTTATTGTAGTTTTCTAGAAACTTACGAAATGTTTTGGATCGTAA